TTAGTGAATCTGGCTGATGAGGACAGCATAGACGAACCTTACAGTTCGCCGGTCAAGTTTTATGCCGCTTACACCGCCAAATACTACGAACAGTCATTTGGGGAAGCCGAGATTTATCTTGGTCAATACAAACAGCAAGTTCAAGCGGTTCAGGCATCGGTCTACACTCGGAGGATGCCTGACCCGTACTCTCAAGCGTACTAAGTCATGGCTGCTGCTGAACAAAAAAAGTCGTATGAAGTGGTTAAGAATTTTCGTGGAGTTAACACGAAAGCTAACCGCACGGCTATTGGCGATGACGAATTCTTCTGGCTTGAGAATGCAATGCCAGTTGGCTACGCTAACTTGCGTATCACGCCAACCTATCAAGCACTTGGTTCTGTCACATTTAACAACGACGTAACTGGTTTTTTCTCTGCAAACATCGGCATCAAAGACTATTTATTGGCTTTTCAGGCTGATGGCAGTTGCGAATATGTTGACCTGACGAATAACACGAAGTACACCTTGGCGGCTGCTGGAACATTCTCTGGTAGCGGTATCAACGTCAGCCAATGGAAAAATGAGCGCGTTCTAATTATCGACCCATCTAAGGGCTACTTTACTTGGAATGGCACAGACTTAATTACTATCGGTGCTGTTGGCTTTATTGGCATTACCAATGTTGGCAGCGGCTACACCAGCGCACCAGCGGTCATTATTTCTGCGCCTAATCAAGCAAACGGCGTTCAAGCCACAGCTTTTGCAACGGTTACAGCAAACACCGTTTCCTCTATCACAATTACAGAAGCTGGCACAGGTTATACGTCATCCCCCACGGTGACGTTGACCGGCGGTGGCGGAAACAATGCTGCTGCTATTGCAAGCATCACAACCTTTGCTAAAGGAACGGTGTCCGTTTTAGTGACGAACGGCGGCACGGGGTACACGAATTCAGCGAATACTGTAGTTACGATTACGGGTGGTGGCGGCACAAATGCGGCAGGTCAAGCGGTTGTGAGTGGCGGGATTGTCACGCAAGTCATCATGACAAACGTGGGAACCAACTATTCTAATTCGTCAAACATTTCAGTAACGATTACTGGAGGCGGTGGTTCCAACGCTACAGCCAAAGCCATTATCAACACGGATGACAATGTTGCTGTTCAGTCATTCTCTGGTCGTGTCTGGATAGCCAATGGACGAACCGTTTTTTATTCTGTTGCTGGCTCTTATAGTGATTTTGTCTCTATTTCTGCCGGTGCTGTTGTCTTAACAGACGCAACATTGCACGGCAATATTGTTCAACTGTTATCAGCCAATAACTTTTTGTACATCTTTGGTGATGACAGTATTAACGTGTTTTCCGACGTTAGAGTTTCAAATCTAGGAACAACACTTTTTACCAACACGAACGTCAGCGCATCGGTGGGTACAAAGTTGGCTTATGCCATTTTCCCGTACTTCCGTTCGGTGTTGTTCATGAATGATTATGGTGTCTATGCGCTTGTTGGCTCTACGACGTCGAAGATTTCTGACCCTTTGGACGGCATATTTACCGATATTGATTTTGTTACTAGCAATGTTACTTCTGGTCAGGTATTGCTAAACAACATTCTGTGTGCGGCCTTTAATTTTAAGTACACGGGAGGCTTGGGTGTATCAAGTGCAGACAGATACATACAAGCAATTTTCTTTGAGAAAAAATGGTTTTTTACAAGTGCAACAAACGACCTGAAGCACATTGTCTCTGTGCCGGTAGACGGAAGGATTACGCTGTACGGAACAAATGGGAACTCTTGCGTCAGGCTGTACGCCAATACGACAACAGACATCAGCAGTTATGTTCAGACCTCTCTGAACCCGATGAAAGACCCGATTCGCACCAAACAAGCACTAAAGATTGGCATTGAAGCAACACTTACCAATGCTTCAACTATTGCTGTAACCATTGATTCTGAACAAGGTCAAAGTCCTGTGGTGGCGCTTGGTCAAGAAATAACTTGGATTAACAATTTTTCTATTGTGATTCCTTGGGTCAATAATAGTGCTACCCAAATTGGTTGGTTTGCGAGTTCCTCTGGTTACACGCTGTATAAGACCGACGCAAAGCAGTATGGCAAATATCTTGGGATGACCGTTACGTCAGCCAATCCCGGCATCGTTTATAACGGTTTTGAGTATGAACATGAATTGAGAGTGAGGTTCTAAATGCCAGTACCTAATACATTTGCGACAGCAACAACTGCTATTCCGTTGTCGCAGCTAGACCAAAACTTTGCCACTACGATAACTATTGGCAATTCAGCCATTCAGCTTGGCAATACTGTCACGCAACTGAGTAACCTGACTGCATCTAACGTCACGGTAGCTAATGCGGTTGTGGATAGTGTCAACATAACTGGTTACATGGGCATTCCGCAGAATAGCCAAAATGGTAACTACGACGTTGTGTTGGGTGATGCAGGTAAGCATATTTACCACCCCACGGGTCAGGCTGTTGCGACTTATACGATTCCGGCTAACTCGAATGTCGGATTTACCACAGGTACAGCCATTACGATTGTGAATGGTTCAGCGAACAACGTAACGGTTGCGATTACAACTGACACCATGTATTTGTCATCAAACGGTGCAACTGGTAGCCGGACAATATCGCAATGGGGTGTAGCGACGGCTGTTAAGGTGACATCGAATGTGTGGGTCATTTCAGGGTCGAATATCACATGACAGGCATAATTCAAGCATTGTTGATGGGTAGGGTCGCCGCTGGCGGCACATTCTCTGTTGTCCAGACCTTTACCGCATCTGGCACTTGGACTGCGCCTACCGGCGTGACCGAGGTTGAGTACCTAGTGGTCGCTGGAGGCGGTGGTGCTGGTGCTCGTTGGCATAGTGGTGGAGGTGGTGCAGGAGGATTTCGTACTGGAACCGGCTTGAGTGTTACCGCTGGTACTGATTACACCGTTACCGTTGGCGGTGGTGGTGCAGGTGGTGCAGATACAGGTGCTGGAAACAACCCCGGCGTTGCGGGTTCAAATTCTGTTTTTAGCACAATAACGTCTGCTGGTGGTGGATTAGGAGCTGCATACAATACCGCTGGTGGTTCTGGCGGTTCTGGCGGTGGGTCTGGTGGTGGTCTTACTGCCATTACAGGAGGGGCGGGGAATACGCCAAGTACAAGCCCAAGCCAAGGAAATAACGGTGGGAATGGTGCAAACACGACCGGTGGCGGTGGCGGCGGTGGCGGTGCTAGTGCGGTAGGAGCAAATGCATCTGGAAATACTGGAGGAAATGGCGGTAATGGAACCGCATCATCTATTTCTGGCGCATCGGTTACTTATGCTGGTGGTGGTGGCGGCGGTACAGTAAATTCAACAACTGGTGGAACTGGCGGTTCTGGTGGTGGTGGTAACGCTTTAGCTCCGGGAGGTGCAGGAACAGCTAATACTGGTGGTGGCGGTGGTGCTGGTTCTAATAATCCATCTCCAAATGCAGGAGGTTCTGGCGGCTCCGGCATTGTCATCCTCAAGTACAACGTCGCATCACAGACTGTATTCACCTTCAAGTCATCGACTAAATGGGTTGCTCCGACAGGTGTGACTAGCGTGGATTATCTGGTCGTAGCTGGTGGTGGTGGTGGTGGCGATTCGACTAATGAAGCAGCAGGGGGAGGCGGCGCAGGAGGATTTAGAACTGGCACTTCATTTAGTGTGACCGCAGGAACTGAATATACGGTAACTGTTGGCGGTGGTGGTGGGTCAAATACCAAAGGTTCCGATTCGGTTTTTTCTACAATTACTTCTACTGGTGGCGGTAGAGGAAGAAACGCAGCTAGTGGAGCAAACATCGACGGCGGCTCTGGTGGAGGTGGAGGCAATGGCGGTGGAGGGAGTGCTACTGGAGGACTAGGTAATACGCCCAGCACTTCACCGTCACAAGGAAATAACGGTGGAACTTCCGCAGGTCTATCCGCTGGTGGTGGTGGAGGAGCATCTGCCGCAGGAACGAACGACCCGGCAAATGGCGGTAACGGCACAGCATCTAGCATTTCCGGC